TTATGATGTTGTGTATGATTGCTGATGAACTTTGTTCCAATCAAGATGTTCGCGAAGATTTTATTCAAGCGAAAGAACACTTTTGGATGAACCTTGCCCCTCAATGGAGAGAACTTCGTGTGAATGAAGATTCTATTGAACAAATGGAAGAAATCCCCCTCGTTGAAGCTCAAGGCTTATCCGATTTTATCCCTGGCACTTCATTTGGTTTAATGGCTATATTATCAGTTCTAACCGGTTATCGAGTCAAGGAACCTCTTGTTGCTAGCATTATTGCTATGACTAGAGCAACCCCAATGCAGTTTTCCAATGTTACTGGAGCCATCGTTTTTGGTTTCAATTCATTATCTGCATTTCTAAAAGACTTAAATTTTGATACTTTATCAGAATTTTTCTATGTCGAAGTTTGTTCAAACTCAACTATTGCTAAATTTTGTGACAAAGCTAAATCATTAATTACCCGTGTTAATGCGGGTGATGTACACGGTATGGCTTATTACGCAGAAGTATATGGTGAGTTATTGAATCAAGGCACTGGCCTGCTCAAATCATGTGAAAAGAATTCTTATGATTATCGTTTGATTTCTGAATACATGAAAAAGCTCCGTGAATGTCAAGAAAAACTTGAGACTATATCCAAAAGTCTTAAGGGAGTCAGAATTGAATCTCTAGGTGTACTCCTTAAGGGAGAACCTGGAACTTTTAAATCTGTTATGATGTATCGTTTAGCTCGTGCCGTGGCTATGATAACTGTTCCTGAAGAATGGAGAGAAGATTTTGATCTTAATCCTGAACAATTTATTTACAGTAAGCCTATAGACAAGTTTTTCGATGGCTACACCAACAAAGCATTTGTTTGTTTGCTTGATGATTTGGACAAGCCCGTGATGGGCCTAGTGAACCAGATTCTGAAGCTATGAATGTGATCAGAATGATTAATACTGCTGAATATGTTTTGCCTATGGCTAATGTTGACGCAAAAAACAATACTTATTTTCGTTCCCCTTTTGTGATGATGACCACGAATCTTTCTAATGTTCATACTCAAGTTAATTCTATCAATCATACTGGTTCTTTGGAACGAAGATTCAATTTTGAAATCAGAGTCACAGTCGCCAAGCGTTATTGCTCGAAGGATGGGAAATTAGACAGAAGTCTTTTACCCAGACTTCCTATGGATGAGTCTGAACACGCTCCAACAGGTACCGCAGTTCCTAATGATTTTTGGAATATTGAACTTGTTACAAGAAATGACAGAAATGAGACTCAATCTCAATATGTATCTTTTGTTAAACTTGTTGAATTAATTGTCAAAGCTCATCATGAACGAATCTGTAATTATTATGTCAATAGACAATCCGAAGTTCTTGCTATGAAAGAATTACAAGCTTCTTTGTCTGATATGTTCCCCACCAGAGATTCTTTTTCCAAGAGTCTCTTTAAAACTTATGCACCCCAAAGTGGTTTACCTGGTTCTTATAGTTTGACACAGTCTGAAAAGAAAGCTGATTTTATTGAAAATTATCAGTCTTGGTCTCGAGAAGAGAAAGACAAGTTTATGAAACTTTATTTTGAATTGTGTTACTCTTTTAAATATCCTATGGACATTTTTGAAGCTGGCTATGAAGGTATTGCAAAACATTTCCTTTATGTCGGTGAAACAGATCGTATTGAACTTTTAGATTCAATGGAAACAGGTATTGAAACTTTTGTGAACAGATTGATTGTGTCTTATGGAAATAGACTAAGAGTTGATTTACACCCTTTCAAGAGTGAACATCTCGGTTTTAAACCCAAAGAAGATAAATCAACGATCCTTGGAAATATACAAAATTCCTTTGGTGATGCCATGGACTTTGTACAACGCCACAAGCTTATTATAGCAATTGGTGGCGGTATTTTTATCGGATCACTTTTCTTTGCCACTGGACTTGTTAATGGTTTTCTTCCTGGAAAAGATGAAATCACATCACAATCTGCTGACGTTTCTCGTGATAGAGCTAAAGTCGGGAGACCTGTAAAGACCCTTGCCAAAGGTGCTCACAAGATTTCAATCAGACCACAAGCACCCAAATTGGATCCCAAAATCAAGATCCCTGTTGATTTAACCGTTTCTGGGAAAACTTACACTGGATTTTTAGACCCCAAGGGTCATGATGTCCTTGAAAAGATTTTGAAGAAATATCTATTCATCATGTACTTGATTAGACAGTGTCCTGATGGGAGTTTGGATGTTGTGAGACTCGGACATGTTACCAATGTTAAAGGTAGAATTTTTATGATGCCTATGCACTTTGCCTATCAATTAGATGGAGTTCACAAATCTGAAGAATATCTTGGTGCCAATCTTGTTTTTACCACTGTTAGTGGTTCGACGACTTACAGTTGTAGTTTAGAAGACATGATGCGCACCTTTTCTTACTCAACTTGTTCTGCTGAAAAAGATTTTTCATTATTTAGTCTTGAATCCGCAC